TAAAATTGTTACCTATGGTAAGGCTGTCATTTGTATTTACTATTTATAAGGAAAACTACGTAGATATAGGCGTTTTTTGCGCCTTTTTGACTAGATGCTAGGAAAGATTGAATATTTCCTTAAAATCATCTACTAAAATGTGCTTCATATTGTCAAAAGTATTTAGTTCGTCAGGTATATAGTTATCAGGTAATATTATTCTATTAAATTCAATATGTGGGTTTTCACGTAGTACAGCAATGGTTTGTCTCATCCAATTACCAAAAAAAGTTGCACCATCTGTTGATTTTTTGTAATTGCGTGTATTTGCAAAGATATTGTTTAATCTTTTACCGTCGTCTAAACCTTTGTAGTCAAAGCCTAGTATGTATATTTTTTCATATCCGTGTTGTGCGGCAAGCCATAATGCTGTGGGTCCGCTACTCCAACCTTTGCTAGGATTGAAAAAATTTAAGTTTTTTATACCTGAATATGATTTATTAGGATTTGTGTAAACTATATTATTGTTTTGATAACCAGTACTTGTAATCTCTAGTATCATTTTTGTATCAACAGCAACTAGATAGTCTGGAGTAATACCGTTTCTGTATACAGCATTACATGCATATGTTTTACCTTGCTGTTGTAGTTCTTGAACGTCAATACTACTTCTACTTGTGCCATTACCTAGCACAAAGCCAATTTTACCTTTATTTGCTGTTTGCAATAACGTGTTTAATGGAACAGTGTTTTCACGAATAAGACGTTCACGCTTTTTGTTGCGTCTTTCTTCTCTAACTATTTTCCATTGTTGCTTAGTGTATTGACTCTTGTCTATCTTTGGCAACTAGACCCCCGCTTCGGCATTGGCTGCCACTCCATACATTTGACGCACAAAATCTAATTCTTCTGCTTGTTCACTGTTATGTAGTTCAGATGCCTTGCGGACTTTATTGATTTGACGAAGTGTTAACCGTGTCTTACGTGTATCATTATACTCAACTGGTGAGTCATCATCTCGCTCTTCATAGCGATCGTCTTCGATTGTGTCGAATGTTTCTTTGTCGTAGTAAAATAGTTCACGTAGTATCATGTTAGTATTTATATCGTTTGATCCGTTGCCGGAGGTGCGGATTGTTCTGCTCCTGCTTCAGGGGTTGCTCCAGCCATTTCATCTCCACCTATTGTTGGATCTGGTTCTTCTGTTGCATCGTCTTCAATGTTCCCTAAGTCTGAACTTATACCTGCGCCACTTATCCCTGCACCACGCATTTCTCCTGCGGCATCGGTATTTGACGCTTCTAGATTTTCATCATTTTCTTCACGCCATAGTCTTTCGTTTTCTGCAATCTCTTCGTCGCTCATTCCTAAGAAACGTGTCATTGCAAATCTATTTGAAATATAAGGTATTGCACTCATTTGTGAATACGTAGGTACTCTTGCATTATCAATCTCACTTTGTCTATAACTTGCAAAGTTTTGTGGAGGTTGAAATTTAAGATCAAACATTGCTGTATCAATGTTTACACCTTTTTCTAAAACATAACGTTTAAATTCTTGGTTGAATTCTTCAACTACTAAATTCTGTAAACGTTCACAGTATGTATTAAATCTTAGTTCTTGTATGTATGCTGTTCCAACTCGTCCGTCAGTGTATTGAGAATTTCCATCATCAGGCCCGGTCGGTAAGTATGAACTAGGGATTCGTAAGCCACGTACGAGCTTATTAGTAAAATATCTAAGGTCATCTATCTCTCCGAGGTTAGTACCGCCTGGTAACGTTTCAACTTTAGATCCTCTACCTTCAGCAGTTTGTGGGAAGAAGTAGTCTTCGTTAATTGATAGGGGATTGTAAGCTGAGTCTATAACGTTTTGGCCACCCCCCGTTTGCGATGGGATTCGTCTTTGATGAATTTCCGTCTTAACACGTTCCACAAATTGCATAGCAAGGTGTGATGGCATGTTACCCACATCAACGTAGAATACTCTTCTTTCTGGAGCTCTTTGCACACGATATATAATAATCGCATCTTCGAGCAATTCTTTTTGTTTGAATACTTTGAATACTGTTTCTAATAAACTATTACCAAACGGATAATTTAAATCTAATCCTTCTGATAAACTTAAATGTATCATATGCTCTGCATCAACAGCTATTTCATTTTCGCCTTGTTGAAAACGTCCGCCGCCTGCACTTGTACTTGAATTACCAACCATGCCACGAACGCCACCAGTTAAGTAACCTGCATCGCCTGTGCCTCCTGATCCTTGACCAGTTGTTTGATATGGTGTTGTTGCTACCATTTCAGCAAAGTTTAAATTAAAGTCTTTTACTAGATATTGCTCAGGTGTTTTACCTTGAGATTCATTTACAATAATTTTTGTAACTTTTGCAGGATCAACATGAAACAATTTTTTAGTTTCTGGATCTCTTACAAAAAATGCATCACCATACTTAAACACGTTACGCATTAAGCGGAACATACGTGTTTCAAAGTTTTGTAATTTACTCCACTGTTGTAAGTATTGCGATATAATTGTAATTTCTGAATTTGTTGCTTTAGTTTTAAAGTCAACTAAAAACGGAGTTTTATTTTGTTTGTTTTGTTGTGTAGTAAATTCTGCAAGGATATCAAGTGCGGCATTTACCTCACTATCCATATCCATTGTATTATATTGACCATAACGTTCAACACGATTTGGACTACCTATGTATACGTCTGGCAAATATGATGAATAGTTAGACCGCGCAGGACCAGCTTGACCACCACCACCATTTCTTGCAGTGAACGGACTGTAGCTTCCTTCTGTGTTATTACCAGTTTTAACTGGTGTAAAATGCTTTTTCCAACTCATATAATTTCCTAACCGTAAATGTTCCCGCTAGTGTTAGTAGCAGTCGCTTTGGTATTTGTACTCACTTCTCTCATTACTGTTTCAAGATTTCCTACTAACATATTTAACCGTTCTAGCTGATCTGAGCTACCAGTGCCGGATCCACCGCCGCCAATTGTATCCATTTTAGCTACAACATCACCTGCATTAGTTCCACTACCAAAACCAAGTTTATTATCTTTAGCAAGTTCGGCATTTAATTCACCTAATACTTCTACTAATTCTTTCATTGCTTTATTATAATTGGTTATGCTCTCTGTGTCAAGTGAATTGAGCGAATTAATATTTGTATCTAATCCTGTTATTGAAGCAATACTTTGCAAGTTAGTAGATAATGTACCAATACCTGTGCTATCCATGCCAGCTAAACGTTCTAATGATGCAACAGTTTTTTTAGAGATTTCAATCTCTCCTGCTTCTCCACTTGTAAATGAGTTTAGAGCATTTGCCATGTGAACCATTGCTTCAGCATTTGTTTTAACACCTTCAGCATTTAATTCCATTGCTCCAAAATCTTTTACTTTGTCAAATGGTGTTTTAGCTCCAAAGAATCCTGCAATAGCATTGCCAATTGCTCCAACTGCATTTCCTACACCGCTTTTTGCGCCTGCACTTGAATTAGAAGTTAATGCTTCGTTAAATGCTACCATTGCGGCCGCGTTTGCTTTTACTTTTTCTGTATCAAAAGCATAACCTTGGAATTTAATTATATCATCATATGGTATGCCAGTTTCACCGCCAAAGAATGATGTAATGCCACCTGCTAACCCACTTACTAAAGTACCTAATCCACTTGCCGCTGTACCGCCACCGTATGCGGCCATTGCAGTTGAATATGCAACTAGTGCGTTTGCATTGCCTTTGACTTTTGCTTCATCAATTGTGTATTTTTGAAATTCTAATAGTTGATCTAATGGATTTGCTTTTTCAGCACCAAATAATGCACCAATGCCGTCTGCTATTCCGCCTACTAAGTTTCCTAGTCCTGCAACTGCTGTTCCTGCACCAAATGCCGCCATGCCTCCTGCAACTGCAAGCATACCTTTTCCTGCCGCTGAAAGTTTAGCACCGTCTAAATCTTCAAAAGACTTCATGCCGTCTGCAAACGTTGGTAATGATTTACCTACTAACCACGTAGCACCTGCAACTGCCGCGCCAATAACAAGAATAACTCCTGCTAGTACTGCGCCACCTATTGCTACTTGTGGATTGCCGAATGCCGCTAATCCTTTAGCGATGCCTTTGAGAACACCACCGCCTACATTGCCAACAAAGTCTCCAACACCTTTACCTGCTTTGCCTGCACCTGCTGGACCTTTAACAGGACCTCCTTTAGTACCGCCAAATAATCCGCCAAACATACTGCCAACACCTTTTGTCATTGCGCCAATAACTTTTGCGCCTACAAACAGTCCAGTAATAGCAAGTCCTAACTTTACAGCAATACCTGAAAAATCAATGCCGCCGATCATTTCGCTAAATTTATCTTTAACAACATCACCAATGGTTTGACCTTCTGCACCACCTAGTGCTTTTGCAATAGCTTCGTTCAATCCTAACTTTGTAACATCAGCAACAAACGCCTTAATTGAAGTTACACCTTCGCCAATTTTTGCCATAAAGTCATCAAACTTTTTCTTAAACTCTTCCGATCTTAAATATTTGACCATACTTTGTGCTTTTACGGCCATTGCGACTATTTTATTTTTAAAGTTTTCAACATCTGTTTTAAACTGATCACTCTTAAGATATCTTGTAACATTTTCAGTAATTCCTTTAGTAACTTCTATAAGTGTATTGCTTATACCTGTTAATGCAATACCTAGTGTTTCCATTACTTCTGATTTAAGTAATGCTTCTTCAATGTTACTTCTAATAGTTTGTATAGTTTGTCTAAACTTAGCGAACACATCAGTAACAGAATCTTTTTTACTTTGTTCAGCCGCGGCTTTTCTCATATCTATTTCACGTTGACCTGCTGTTCTAGCATCAGCAGTCATTTGTACAAACTCTCCCATGCCTTCAGTTTGGGCCAATGCTGTTACGCCCGCCGCTTTCATACCATCTGCTAATTTAGTAATCTCTGGAAGCATCTTCATTAGACGAGCTTTATATTCTTCTTGACTAATTGCTCCTGTTGCGTTTGCTACTTGTAATTCTTTTAGACCGGATACGTTTGCTTCTAAATATTGTGCTAGTGGTGTTTGGGAAACACCGTCAGCCATATCACCTAATGCATCACTAAATGCTGGTCCTGACTTGCCCATAATATCAGAAGAAAATTGTAAGTTGTTTTGGAAGTTTTCTAATCCTTTGCCACTTAATTGAGCCGCAAGCACGTTAATGTTTGCCGCTTCCATTCTGCCGTTTATTTCGTCTTGTAATGCTTTTCTACTTTTACCAGTAACTTTTGCAAGTTTGTCTATTTCTAGTAGATAACTTTTAGCACCAGCTGTTAATGATGCATCTGATCTTCCTCTAAGTTGTCCTGCTCTTGCTTGGTTTTCAATATAATCAGCCATGCCTTCATTTAATGACTCTTGTGTGAAACCTAAACCAAACATACCGTTTTCTACACTTCTAAGTGATTTGGTTAATTTACCTAAACGCTGTGCACCACCTGTAACTGTTCCGCCTAACAAAGTCATGTTAGTTGAGTTTGATGAAACCATATCTGCAAATTGATCTAAACTAAGACCTGCTTCTGCTGATGCTTGTCGCATTGCTAACATATTGTTACCAAATCCAGCACCTGATTCACTTAACTGTTGGAAAGTTTGTAGACTTTTATCAAAGTAAGCACTTGCTTTTCCAAGTGCTGAGCCTAATATAGGTACTTGACTAAGAAACTCAGTAACACTATTACTATTTTGTACTGCGCCAGCAAAATTTGTTAGTTGTCCTGTGGTAGCACCTAGTACTGATCCTAGTGCTTTAAATGCAAAACCTAAAGTTGAGTTAAGACCGCTACTAAACGATTTTAATGCACTAGTGCTTTTTTTGACTTCTGCTGTTTGTTTTTTAGTAGTTGTTGTACCACGTGTTACTGCTTTTGTGTACAGGTCTTGTGCTTTTGCACCGCCGCCACCGCCGCCGGACCCGGATTGGCCTCCGCGCTTCATTATCTTTAATATTTCTTGTAATGTAGCTTCTGCGGCAGGTCCGCCGGCAACGTCAACAATTTTTACTTCTTCGGCCATTAATCACTATTCCAAGTTAACTGCGTATATAAATAAAGTAGATACATACAACTAATAATGTATTTATACGGAGAAAACATGTCACAAATAAAATCACCAGAATCAAACCCACTTAGTAAGTATTTTCGACAATCTAAGTTATATATTAGCCTTCCTAGCCAAGGAAAACACTATCCAGCAGGAGCAATTGACTTTCCAGAGAGCGGAGAAGTTGAAGTTTATTCAATGACAGCAAAAGATGAGCTGTTATTTAAAACTCCTGATGCGTTACTTAACGGACAAGCAACAGTTGATGTAATTCAAAGTTGTATACCTGCAATTAAAGATGCATGGAAACTACCTAGTGTAGATCTTGATGTATGTCTTATTGCTATTAGACTTGCAACATATGGCGAACAAATGACACTCAAAATTAAAACTCCAGTGACAGGAGAAGAAAAAGAAATGGGTGTAGATTTAAGACAATTATTAGATCAGTTTGCTAATATTGAATACAATGATGTTGTAATGCTACCGGAAATGACAATACGTTTACGTCCATTAAATTACAGAGAATTTACAGACGGTGCTTTGAAAACATTTGAAGAACAACGTATCTTTAATGTTGTTAACGACGATACAATGAAAGAAGAAGATAAACTTCAAGCATTTACAAACTCGTTTGCAAAACTTACTGAACTAACTGTAGACATGATGGTTAAAGGTATTAAAAGTATTGAGATACAACAAGAAAATGATGATCCATTATTAGTAACTAACAGAACACATATACTTGACTTTATTAAAAATGCAGATAAAACATTTTTTAATAGTATTCAAAAACACTTAGAAGCAGAAAAAGACAAGTTTACACTAAAGCCGTTAATTGCACAAGCAACTGACGAAGAAAAATTACAAGGTGTTCCAGAAACTTACGAAGTACCAATTACATTCGATCAGTCGAATTTTTTCGAATAAGGATCCTGACGTGGACCGTCCCAGAGATCCTAGAAGAAGTTAAGGTCCTTGAACAAGAATCTAAACAGTTTAAATTAGAACTTACTAAATTATGTTGGTTGATGCGTGGAGGTCTAACCTACGAAGAAGCCTATTATCTCGGACCTGAAGAACGAGAAATAATTGGTAAAATGGTTGAAGACAATTTCGAAACTACAAAGAAAAGCGGACTACCTTATTTTTAAGCAGTCTTAAGTTTTTCAGTTCCTTTAACACCTGCTTGTGCCGCTTGTCCTGCTTGTGCAGTACCCGGTTTTACACCTTTAGCAGTAAGTTGTGCTTTTACTAATTTTCCTAATTCTGGATCAGCTTTAACAGCCTTAAGAATTGCAGTAAATTTAGGATTTGGTAATCCCATATCAAAACTTGCTTGTACACCAACAGGTTTATTTGTTTCTGTGTCAACCCATAGTGCGCCTGCCCATTCGTAATCTTTACCACCTTTGTTCATTATAGTACCCTTTTTAATAGGTGCATCTTTAACTGCTGGTGGTGTTTTAGCACTTGGTTGTTCCGAATCCGCACCTTTTTGTGCTGTATCCGTACTCGGTGCATCTGGCTGTGTTTCAGGATCTTGTTGGGGCTTAGATGGTTCTAATTCTACTTTTTGTGTTGATCCAATGCTTTGTATTTGGTCGTTACTCATACCAGCATCTGCTAGTATATTAGCAATACTACCTGAATCTAATGGTGATCCCATCTTAGTCCATTGTTTAGTAAGTTTATCAGCAGTAACTTTATTACCTACATTTTTTGCAGTTTGTTTAACTGCTCCTGCCGCTGAACTTGCCGCGCCCTTTACTGCGCCTGCGGCTTTACCTGCTAAATTTCCTGCTCCACGTTTTAGTTTAGCACCTAGTGTATTAGGATTGTTTAAAGGTAATTCACCTTGTGCAGGATCTGCTTCTGCTAGATATAATTCATACTTTTCTTCCATTGACAATGTTTCGCCAACTTTACCAAAGTCGCTTAACTTTTGACTTTTGTCAAAGTCTTTATCTACTGGAGTTGCATCGCTTCCGCCTTTGAGATCTAATTCAAGTTGTTTCTTTTCATCAGGATCAATTGGCTTAATTTTGTGCATTTCTTTGTTTTTGTCATCAACTGTTGCAAGAGCACCTTGTGCCGCCGCGCCTGCCGCGCCGCCAACTGCTGATACTGCTTGAACTGCTTCTTCAGCATTGTCAAGAACAGCAATAGCCGCATCTAATTGATCGCCTGTCCACACTTCTTTTGGAATGTTTTTAATTGTATCTGATAGTGCTGATAAATCTGCGTTTGCTTGTTGTGTTGTTGATAAGAATCCGTGTAACTTACCTGCCGCTTCATAATATTCAGGACTAAATGTTTCTGCACTAGAAGCCGCACTTGCAAGTGCTTTATATTGTGATACTTGATCAGCAGTCATAGTCATATCATAATTGTAATAGAAACCATTAATATTACCTGAAGAACTATAATCCATTGCACCATCTAGTACGCCTGCATCAAATCCGGCATCAGATGCCGCACTGTCTACTGCTGATTTAAAGTTATCTGCCGCAAACCCGTCCATCATTGCATCTGCTTCTGCTTCACTACCTGTTGCAATGTTATCAACCATACCGTCAGTTAAGCCTTTAATTGCTAGACCAGCAAGAGCACCATATGCCGCTGTTTTAACTGACTTACCAACTGCTGTTGAAAGTTTTTCACCTTGCAATAAATCTTTAGATGCACGTAGTATTAAACCTGCGGCCGCACCGCCTGCTGGACCACCTGCAAATGCCGCCATAGTAGTTAGAACACCAACTGCTATACTTGCTTTACCTGGATTTTCTTTTGCCCAGTCACTTATTTTTTGTATACCTTGTACAATTTTACTGTCACTGTTGTTTGCTGTAATTTGTTTTTTAAGATCTTCAAACTTTTGATCTGCGTTTTTAACTGGACCAGCATTTTGTGCTAATCTGCCTAGTTCGTTAATTTTAGCATCAACCTTTTTAGCAATATCAACAGGTAGTTTAGCAACAGCCGCCGCACCTGCACCTACTTTACCTGCAACTGTTTTATTATCACCGCTGTCCATAGCAACTTGTTCAGCACCGCTAAAGATGTCTAATACTTGTTGCTTAGTAAGTTCTTGTTCTGCTAATTTTGTATACTGTTCAACTAGTGGCCAAAGTTCTTTTTCCCACTTGCCTAAATAAAGTATTTGTTGTTCAGTTAGGTCTTGATATCCTTCGTTAAGGATAGTTGCTGTACGTGAATTAAATCCTGTTACTTCTTGTAGTTTCATTATATTGCTCCAGCCAGTACTTTTTTCTCAGTTGGTGTAAGTGCATCTAGTTGTTTTTGCATTTCAGGAGTAATACCTGCTCCTGGCTTTTTCATTGGAATAACTTTTGCACCCATTGGCTCACCTGTAGCATCGTCTTTGCCATCTTTGTTTTTGTCAACTTGTGGTGCTTGTGCTGTAGTAGGTTTTCCTGCTACATTAGTTCCTTTAGCCGCTCCTGCGGCAGGCGCACTAGGTTGTGCTGGTGCTTGGCTAGTTCCTGCTGTACCGTCACCGTCTGCTTTTGCGGCATCTTGAGCCGCAGTCATTATTGCTTGATCTATTTGTTTAGGCGTCATTATGCCTTGTACACCTTGAAGGTGCATATTTGGATAACCTTTTGATTTTAAAAATGCCGCAAGTTGTGGACCTTGCATTTGTTTTATGTTTATACCAGTTTTACCTGCATAACCTTGAAGTGCTACTTTTAACTGTCTTGCTTCGTCACCTACTTCAGCGGCACCACTTAATTTAGCGGCTGTGCCTTTCATGCCAACTGCACTAGCGGCTTTAGCACCAATTTTACGTCCTACTTGTTTTAATAGCCCAACAGGTGCTTCGTTTGCTACACTTTCACGTGGTGGATTGTAATGCCAATCGTATGATCCATAGCCTCTATACGATCCTTTTGTATAACCAGCCATTTCCATAGCATCATCTGTATCGATACCTTTTCCTTCAGCCCATTTCATAATATAGTAAGATCTTTGACTATCACTTACACCTGCAAATTTTTCCACTACATCTGGATCAGCTTTTGCTTCTGCTATTATAATATCTTGTACACGCATTTTCTGAGTTATCCTTAAAGAATGTTTATTAAGTGTATTTATATTATTCGCTACGCGAATAAAGTTTTCGCTAACGCTCAAACTGTTTACTTCGTATTTAATATTATGCGTGATAGAAGTAATAGATATGAATTAAAGCAATATTACGATAGTAATATTGTAATTGCTTCATGTAGATTGTTTCAGTCAGACGGAACCTGTTTATGGTTCCATCTAATCTTGGCACTTCATGTGAGTCCGTCACAGCCGAGACTTGGAAGTAGGTAATTGTTTATACACTTAGTTCAATGGGCTCTGACCTTTCCCAACCTACGTCGACATTATGTACATTATAATATACATTATCCAGGATAATGTAAACTACAGTATACAATATTCCCTCGCTTCGTTCCTAATGCTAAAGGGTTTTTATGAACTGTGTTGTGTTTTTCGACTGCCAACATTCAATCTATATCAACTAGTGAGCCCAATTTGTTTGGTGGCTTCCACACTCTGGTGTGTCAATCAATATGTACGTGTGCTTCTATACGAGAGCTTTTTCCACAGCGGTATTTCTAATCCGGCCCGCTAACCTTATGTGTTGGAATGTTTTGCCTGTATGTGTTGTTCTAGCAATGCCTGTTTAAGTTTGTCCGATCCGCCTACTCTAACATTAATGATACCATTATAGTAGTCATCTGTTTCAAGTACTCGCCTATCAAACTGCTCTCGTGCCTCTATGTAGGACATTTCGCCCCTACCTTTACATAGGTATAATATTTCTCTTGTAAACTTGTCTTCGCCTAGTTCTGCAACATCTGCGTTTAGTCTATCACTGGATCCCCAGTAAGTTTTCCAATCGCTTTCTTTAGTGCCGCGTCTTTTGTTTTTCTTGCCTTTTAGTGGTGGCTTAGTAGTTTTAAATTTTGCTAGTTTTTTGCCTATGTATTTTTGCCCAGTGGTCGTATTAGTAATGAGATAAACAAAACCTTCGTATTCGTCCGGTATGTTTTCTACCTCTTTGCCTTGATAAGTCCACTTCATAGTGATACTTATTACTTGCCTTGTTTTTCTGCCTGTTTCTTGGTTTGATACGTGTCGTGTATCTCTTCCATTCTTGTTTTTGCAAGACTTCTAATTTCTCTTAACCAGCGTCTGCTACTAGCATGAGTTCTGTGTGATTTACGAGACTCGTAAGCCTCGTTAGATTTAAAGTACTCCATGTAAGCCTTAGTTAACTTGTCATGTGTATCGTCGTCTATCATTCCACTACTTCTACATCATTTTCATAACTTGTAAAACCGTTCTCTTTAACAACTTTTAGTATTGTGTTTACTCGACCTACAAGTTCGTCTTTGTGACTAATTAAATAAATGTTCTTTTCACGTTCACGTGCCATTTTCTTCAGCACACTTAATGAACTTTCTACACCTGCTGTATCCATACCACTATCAATTAACTCGTCTATAAACAACAAGTTAATGTTCTGATATAAACTTTCCCAAACATCTCTAAATGCAAACGACAAACCTAGTATAAGTCTATTACGTTCACCTCTTGACAA